AACCGCAGGTGGCGAACCCCAATATGATGCAGTAAGAAAAACATACAGAATTAAAATAGCTGATTATTTTAAAGGTTTAAACGCTAAATCAAGAACAATTCGATTTGTTAATAAATCCTTTCCTAAAAATAGAGCAGATGAAATAAAACGAACAAGAGCAAAGATATCATTTCCATATGGAGAGCCAATAGATGCAACAAAGTCTAATGTAAGTCTTGATGTCAAACGCCTTTTTAATGTAATACAAAAAAATAGAACATCTATTGGTAGAACGAGAGCAGGAAATCCGGGAGTCTATCCTGTAGCACCAAGAAATCCTTTTACTGGTAAACAGTTAATTGATAAAGGATATATCTTAAAAAATGTAGATAAACAATTCTTGATACCTAAAAAACTCGATAGAAAGCTTAGAAAATAATGGCACACACAATAGAAGCATTAAGAAAATACAATACCCCAGCTATGAAAAAACTTATCATTGCTGTTAAGATGAGCCATATGAAAGGATTACCTAAAGAAGCAATGACTGATAGAGAGGCAGAAAGAGTGCTTGAATCCTTGACACCAGTAACACTTGAGAAGTTATATAAACTAGCAGTGGAACATGACCTCCTTAACTTATAAGCCAGACGGTAACGTAATCAAACAATTCATGAAAGATGATTCGTTCTTTCGTGGTCTACGTGGACCAGTAGGTAGCGGTAAATCAGTATCATGTTGTATTGAAATCCTTAGAAGAGCATTAGAGCAAAAGCCCGGAGCTGATGGGATTGCTAGATCCAGATGGGCTGTAATAAGAAATACTAACCCACAACTTAAAACAACTACCATAAAGACTTGGATTGATTGGTTTCCAGAACAAGAGTGGGGTAAGTTTCAGTGGTCAGTACCTTATACTCATGTAATTAAAAAAGGCAAAATGGAACTAGAAGTTATCTTCTTAGCACTAGATAGACCAGAAGATGTTAAGAAACTGCTATCATTAGAGTTAACAGGAGTATGGATCAATGAAGCTAGAGAGATACCTAAGTCAATTGTTGACGCATGTACTATGCGTGTTGGACGTTATCCTAGTATGCGTGATGGTGGTCCTAGCTGGTATGGTGTTATAGCTGATACTAACCCTCCAGATACAGATCATTGGTGGTCAATCCTATCTGGAGAAGCAATGTTGCCAGATTATATTACTAAGCAAGAAGCTAAGATGTTAGTTAAACCAGATACATGGAGATTCTTTAATCAGCCCCCAGCAATGTTGGAAATAACTGATAAAGAAAAACGTGTAACAAATTATGAAAATAATGACAAAAAAGAAAATGGTAAAAACTTAACTAAAAATTATTATGAAAGTATTATACGAGGTAAAACTAAATCATGGATTGATGTTTATGTTTTAAATAAACTAGGACAAATTGAAGATGGTAAACCTGTATATGAAATGTTTAGACAAGATGTTCATGTTGCAAATGGAGATATAGCTTCTATGCAAGAAACATCAATCTATGTAGGTATAGATTTTGGGTTAACACCAGCAGCAGTATTTGGACAAAAGGTAAGGGGTAGATGGCTTATACTAGATGAACTTGTAGCAGAAGATATGGGTATATTACGTTTTAGTGATTTAATAAAATCTAAAATGGCAGAGTATATGCCAAGAAATTTTGTAATATTTGGTGACCCAGCTGGCGATCATAGAGCGCAGACAGACGAATCTACACCATTTTCAATATTAAGAGGACGTGGTATTAGTGCTAGACCAACACATTCAAATGATGTAACACTAAGATTAGAGAGTGTTAATGCAACATTATCTAGAATGGTAGATGGAGAATCTGGAATATTGATAGATCCAAAGTGTATTAACTTAATTAAAGGATTTAATGGAGGATATCATTATAGAAGAATGCAAGTTTCAGGGGAAAGATATGATGAAAGACCTAATAAGAATAGGTTTTCCCATGTACATGATGCTTTACAATATATGTTATTGGGCGCTGGGGAGGGAAGAAACTTGACTGTTGGTAATAAAAGTAGTAAACCTGTGATAGCAAGAAAGAATTTTAATGTTTTTGATTTAAAACCAAAAAGAATTTATGAGAGGAGAAAGTAATGTGTAGTTTCGGAGGAGGACCAAGCATGCCGCCACCACCACCACCACCAGATCCAGCTATTGAAGAAGAAGCAAAAGCTAGACGTTCTCGTATTAGAAAAGAAGAGTTTGCAGAAGCAAGAGAATTGAAAGAACAAGCTTATGAAGATAGAGTAGCAAATGTTTATGGTAAACGTGGTAGAAGATCGCTTTTAACTAGTAGAAAAGGCGGAGAGGGATTTGAAATAGACAGAGGTTTACTAAGCAAAACTGATTTAGGTGTGTAATGCCAGTTGAAAAAATACAAACAGAACAAATAGATTATTCACAATCTCCAGTAAAACAATTACTTAAGAGATATGAATATGCAAGACAAGTAAAGGATCAATGGACTAGCACATTTGAAGAGTGTTATGAATATGCTTTACCACAAAGAGAAAGTTTTTTTACAGAAACTCCAGGCAGAAGAAGAACAGACCGCATATTTGATGAGACAGCAGTGGTAGGCGTACAAGAGTTTGCCTCAAGATTACAGTCTGGAATTGTACCAAACTATGCTAGATGGGCTGATTTTGTAGCTGGCACAGAAATTCCTAAAGAATTACAAAAAGATGCAAATCTTTTATTAGATCAAGTAACTGAGTATGTATTTGAAATATTACAAAACTCAAATTTTTCTCAAGAAGTACATGAATCATTTTTAGATATAGCACTTGGAACAGCTGTTTTATTAGTAGAGGAGGGAGATGCGACAAATCCAATAGTATTTAAATCAATTCCTTTGCCTCATGTTTATCTAACATCTGGTCACGACGATAAAGTTGACCATGTCTTTAGAAGAAGAAAAATAAAAGCTAAAGAATTATCAGTAGCATATCCAGGCGCAAAGTTTGAAGATAAATTAGTAATGGATATCCAACAAGCACCAGATAAAGATTGTGAAATAATTGAAGTAGTATATAGAAATTACTTTAATACTAAAGAAGAAGAGTACAGATTTTGTGTAATACACAAAGAACATGAAGTTAAATTATACGAAGAAGACTTTACTGGACTTGGCTCAAATCCTTATATTGTTTACAGATGGAGCAAATGCTCTGGAGAAACTTACGGCAGAGGACCATTGCAATTAGCTTTACCAGCAATTAAAACAGCTAACTTAGTTGTAGAATTAATATTGGAGAACGCTCAAATGGCAATCTCAGGTATGTATCAAGTAGAAGATGATGGAGTAATTAATGTTGATAACATTCAATTAATACCAGGGACGGTTATTCCAAAAGCAGCTGGATCGCAAGGATTAACACCAATAGCTCCAGCCGGTAATTTTAATATTTCTGATTTAGTATTAAGAGATATGAGAACCAATATTAAGAAAGCCTTATATAATGATATGTTAGGCAATCCAAATGAAAAAACTCCTATGTCTGCTACTGAAGTAGCTGAAAGACAAGCAGATTTATCAAGACAAATAGGTGCTGCTTTTGGCAGATTGCAGTCAGAAATGGTAGCTCCTGTTTTACAAAGAGTAGTATATATTCTTAAAAAGCAAGGTAGGATAAAAGTACCTACAATAAACGGTAGAGAGATTAAAATACAATCTTCTAGCCCATTAGCACAAGCACAACATCAACAAGATGTGGCTACCATTGACAGATTTTTAGCTATGATACAAGGCAGAGTAGGTCCAGAACTTACTAATATTCTAATAAAACAGGATGAAGTTGCTAAATATGTAGCTAAAAAGTTAGGGATTCCTGAAGAACTTATACGTTCACAGGAAGAAATGCAAGCTGCTGCACAACAAATGCAACAGATGATGCAACAACAACAAATGCAACAAGCACAGGAGGAAACGCCTCCTGAACAATAGGAGTTAATATGACAGAGAAAAAGCCCAGTACGCTTATTGGATTGGATGGAATCAAACGTCCACCAGAAGCCGAGGAGAACTTAAATACTTTGTTTTACAAAATGTTCAACACAGCAGGCGGTTCTGAAATCCTCAAACATCTAAAGGCTTTGACACTAGAAGCAGTAGCTGGTCCCGAAATATCGGATCAACATCTACGTCATCTAGAGGGACAAAGATATTTAGTCGGTCTTATTCAAAGAAGAGTTAACAAAGGCGTAAGTCAAAACATGGTAAAGGAGAGTAAAAATGGCTGAAGAACAAGCACCAGTTACTGAACAAGTAACACAAGAACAACCGGCACAAAATGATGTTTCACGTGAAACAATACCTGGAAGACCAGAAGAAGTACCAGAAAAGTTTTGGAATACTGAAACAGGTCAAGTAAGAGTAGAAGATTTAGTAAAATCTTATAATCATGTAGAAAAATTATCTACTGGTAAAAAAGAAGAACTAAGAGAAGAAGTCTTAAAAGATTTACAGACTGAAGCAATTGCAGATTTACCAGAAAATGCAGAAGCATATGCTTTACCTAAATTGGTAGAGGGTGTAACTGAAGAAATGGTAGAAGCTAACCCATTAACAGGTTGGTGGAGAAATAAATGTCATGATATGGGCTTAGATCAAGATCAATTTGAAGATGGAATTAATCAATATGTTGATTTGATGTTGGGAAATCAGCCTAATGTAGATGAAGAAGTCAAAAAACTAGGAGAAAATGCAAATGCTAGGCTAGATGCTGTATCTGGATTTACAAATTCTAACTTTACTCCAGAAGAAAATGAGATTATTAATACAACTCTAGGAACTAATGCCATAGGCATAGGTATATTAGAAAAAATAATAAATTTAACAAAATCCTCTGTTAGTAGTGCTGATACAGTAGCGCAACCTCAAAGAGAACTTACTGTTACTGACGTTAAAGCAATGATGAATGATAAAAGGTATTATGATTCAAGACATAGAGACCCTGATTTTGTAAAAAAAGTAGATGCAGCATGGAGTAGATTGAATACTGTAGGAAGTATTTAGTGCTTTATGTTGAAAAAGGAACACCAGCTCATGCTTTCGAGCTGGCGTTCAAACTACGTCAATTAGACAAATATGAAATTGCTCTCAATAATCATACACCATTAGATGCTTTAATAAATCCTTTTAGATTTACCAGACCTAATGTAAATACTTATACTGTTCTTGATAATGGTAGTGTTGTTGCTATGTTTGGTGTTGTTTCTAATAGACATAACTTAAAACATGGCTCAGTTTGGATGTTATCTTCAGAAGAACTAGACAAAAATTGGTATTATTTTTCTAAAAGAACTAAAAAATGGTGTAATTATTTCTTATCAGACTATGAATATGTATACAATTACATAACAAAAGAACATAAAAACAATATAAAATGGTTAAAATGGCTAGGTTTTAGCTTTAAAAGTAAGAATATTATTGTCAAAGATGTAGAATTAATGTATTTTTATAAGAAGATACCTAATGTATCTAAAAATATACAGCCCGTTTTAGGGGATATCGGTCCAATTTGGACAACCGAGATAAGCTAGAAAAGGACAACTGTTAGTTTAACAATTAACAATTTGGAGGCTTAATATGGCTACGCAAATTAGTAATGCGTTTATTAAGCAGTTTGAAGCCGAAGTCCACATGGCTTATCAGAGGATGGGAAGCAAACTGCGTAATACTGTACGTCAATCTAATAACGTTTCGGGCAACCAAGCAAGATTCCAGAAAGTTGGCAAAGGTGCGGCGTCTACTAAATCTAGACACGGACAAGTCAACACTATGGAGATAACACATTCAACAGTAGATGTCACTTTAGCTGATTTCTATGCTGCCGACTATGTCGACAACTTAGATGAAATTAAAACTAACATCGACGAAAGACAAGTGTTAGCTACATCTGCTGCGGCTGCTTTAGGACGTAAAATGGACCAATTAATTATTGATGTTCTTGATGCTGGATCTAACTCAGCAAACATTGTACATGGATCAGCTGCTTTAACATTAGCTAAAGCACTAACTGTGTATGAAACGTTTGGTGAAGCTGATGTTCCAGATGATGGACAAAGATACTTTGTTGTTTCGCCTGCTGGCTGGGCTGATTTATTACAAATAGATCAATTCAGTAGAGCAGAATATGTGGGAGAACAAGATTTACCTTACGCTGGTGGCATGACTGCTAAACGTTGGTTAGGATTCTTGTGGTTTACACATTCGGGACTTTCTTTATCTAGTACCACTAGAGATTGTCACGCTTACCATATGTCATCGGTAGGTTTGGCGTCTGGTTCAGATGTAAGAACGGAAATGAACTATGTACCTGAAAAGGTCAGTAACTTGATTACGTCATACTTTAGTGCTGGAGCTGTCATGATTGACAACGACGGCGCAATTGAATGTCAGATCACAGAATAAGGAGGATATCATGGCATTAGATGCAACTAACTTAAAAAAGATAGCTGGTGCTGGTAATCAAAATCTCTTTGTTTACCAAAGTACTGACGCTATTAGTACAATTGTTGGCTCTGGCTATTTTAATAGCTCAACTGATGATTTAAAACAATACGACATTATCTTATGTGTAGGTTCTACTGGTGGAACTCAAACTGTAGATGTTGTAATTATTAAATCTGCAACAGGAGCAGCAACTGTAACCACAGCGAACGGAACATAATGTTTCAGGGGGAGAGTTTACCTTGTTTATCTTCTCTCCCCCACTTTAAATTATGAGTGATAGTAAATTTGATATATGTAGTAAGGCTTTAGTATTAGTAGGTGCTAATACAATAACGTCTTTTTCCGAAAATACTACTGAATCAAAAGTAGCTAATCAACTCTATGAATCTACTTTGGAGAATATGTTAACAAGATCCAGATGGAGATTCTCAGCAAAACAAGCACAATTATCAAGGAATGCTTCGGCTCCAACAGCAAGATGGTCTGCTAAATATGCTGTACCATCTGGAACATTATTAATACATACAGTAACAGTCAATGATAATGTTATAGAATTTGACAGATATGAATCAGATATATTATGTGATGCATCATCTAGCGATACTGTAGTAGCTGATTATACATTTCAACCATCAGAAGCTAACTTTCCTCCATATTTCAAACAAGCTTTAATATTCGAACTTGCATCACTATTTGCTGGAGCAATAGCAAGGAATGATAAATTATCACAATTATATCAACAACGTGCTATCGCACAGTTAGCAATAGCAAGAGCGCAAGATTCACAAGCACAAACTACAAGAAAAGTAGACACTACAAGATTTAGGAATAGGAGGAATGCTGGACCTTTAGGAACAATAAAGGCGACAGTATCATCTTAGATGCCAATTGCTAGAATTACTCAATCAAATTTTAATAAAGGTGAAATAGATCCGAAACTTATAGCACGAGCTGATATACAAACTTATGGATCAGCATTAAAAAAAGCAAGAAATGTAATAGTAAATAACCAAGGTGGTGTAGAAAGAAGACCAGGATCTGTTTATCGTGCTGATCTTGGAGCATCATCAAGACTAGAAACGTTTATTTTTTCTGAGAATCAAGAGTATATCTTTGCATTTCAAAACACAGTATTAAAAATATATTCAACAAACGGCACATTATTGCAAACTATAACTTCTTGTCCTTGGACAACTAGTAGTTTATTTGAATTAAACTACACACAACAAGGCGACACTATGATAATAGTGCATGAAGATTTTATGCCAAGAGTAATTACAAGAACAGGAGCAACAACATTTACGCTTACAACTTTTGCATTTGATAGCAGTATTAATGGAGAAAAAGTATATCAGCCATATTTTAAATTTGCTGCAGATACTATTACATTAGATATTAATTCAGTAACTAAAGACGATACAAACGTTACTTGTACTACTTCTGCTGATTATTTTACATCAGCCTATGTTGGTACCAGAATACGATATATGGGTGCAGAATTAGTTATTACAGCCCATACAAACGCTACTACAGTTACAGCAACACTTAAATCTGTTCCAGAGATGATATTAGATGAAGACCCATTTGCTGTTGCACAAGGCACAGGTACAATAATAGTAACTCATGTAGCTCATGGCTTTTCTACAGGTGCTTCTCTTACAATAGCTGGTAGTGAAGATATTTTTGATAGCGATGGCAATGGTTTAACAGCTAGTAATTTAAATGGCGCTAGAACAATTACTGTTGTAGATGATGATCACTATAAATTTACAGCTGGATCTGGAGATACAGCTACAGAATCTGTAGATGGCGGCGGTGTAAGAGTCACAATTGTTGGTCATCCTCCAACAAGAAACTGGGATGAACAAGTGTTTTCTGATATTAATGGTTATCCAAAAGCTACATCATTCCATGAACAAAGATTATTTTTTGGTGGTGTTAAAAATTTACCAGATGGAATACAAAGTAGTAAAACAGCACAGTTTTTTAACTTTGATGTTGGCGATTCAGATGATGCAGATTCAGTACAAATACAAATAGCATCAGATGAAATAAATGAAATAAGACATATTAGGTCTGGTAAAGTATTAGAAATACTTACAAATACATCTGAGTTTTATTTGAAAGCTCAAGTATCAAAACCTATAACACCGGTAGATATACAGTTAGTAAGACAGTCATCTTATGGTGTTACACAAAAAGCTATGCCAAGATTATTTGATTCTTCATCATTGTTTGTCCAAAGTAATGGTAGAACAGTTAGAGAGTATCTTTATAATTCTGGTCTTGAAGAATTCCAAAGCGCACCTGTTAGCATAGAGTCTGCACATTTAATATCTACACCTACTGATACTGCTGTTATTTCTTCGTTCCCTAATAGAACAGAACAGTTTTACTTTTTTGTAAATGATGATGGCACTATTGCTGTTTATTCTATACAAAGAGCGCAAAAAATAGCTGGTTGGGTATCTTGGAATACTACAGGTAATTATGAATCTATTGCTTGCACAACAAGTAATATCTATGTTTCTGTAAAAAGAACTATTAACTCAGCTACAGTTTATTATTTAGAACAAATATCATCAACTGTATACGATATACCAACAGACATGACCGTAACCAAAACATTGTCTGGGAGCTACCAACCACATGGGTCCCCCTTGACCAACGGTACAACAAGTAGCTCCACCGGTGTAATTGTTAATGGTTTTACTAATGCTCCCTCGGTAGGAGAAAAATTTACCTTTGCTGGCAATGCTACAGTATTTACAATAAATGCGGCATCAGCTACCTCAAACTCTGGCGAATATAATTTAACTCTTAACGCTGCAGTCAGTACATCTAACGATGTTGCTCTTACCTTTACTACTTCTAAAACATGGTCAGGATTAAATGCAGCACCAGACATGAGAGGATTAACAGTACATGGAACATCTGGAACATTAGAGGGTGGTAATATTAATTATTTTGGTGATGGTACAGTTACTAGTGGAGGCGTTGTAGTTCTTGATAGTCCAGCGGCTGCTTTAGACATAGGCTTAAATTACACTCTAGAAATAGATACTTTACCTGTTGATGCAGTAGTAGAGATATCTGGAGGTAAATCTCCTTTGACTGCATATCCTAGAAAGATTGCTAAAGCTATAGTAGAGATGTCGAATTCATATAATGCACAAGTTAATTCTAATGATGTAATTATAACAACAGTATCTGATCTTAATAACGCAGATACTATTGCTAGTTTTACTGGTAAAAAAACTGTATTTTTTCTAGGATATAGTGATGAACCAAATATGACAATAACTCAGTCAGTACCTTTACCATTAAGGATATTGGCAATAACATCGGAGATTTATTACTAATGTGTGAACCTACTACTATTGCTTTTTTAGGAACACAAATGACTGCATTGGGTGGAGCAGCTAATAGTGTTGCTCTTATTAACGCTGGTAATTTTGTAAGAACTTCTGCTTCGTTAATTTCATTTGCATCAAATGTTGGAATGAACGTAGCTAATACTTATGCTCAAGGACAAGCACAAAAAAGAGCAGCAGATATACAAAAAGCAAAGTTCAATGAACAACAAATACGTTATGCAAGAGAAAGAGAAGAACAAGCAATTAAAGACTTGCAAGAAAAAAATGATTTAAAAAGAAAGTATGCAGCAATGTCTAGCAAACAAACAGTTGATATGGCATCAACAGGAGCTACACAGGATTCTGGTTCATTTAATAATATACTATTAGCGTCTAGACGTGCATTTAAAGATGACTTAGGTGCTTTAGGTTTTAGAAGTTTAGAATCACAAATGAAATCATTTGATTTATCAGAAGATGCAAGTATTGCTAAAGAAGCTGTAGATCCATTACCAGAAGTTTTACAAACTACAGTTACAGGCATAGACAGAATAACAAAACTTACATCAGAATTTAATAATCCACCCAAGAAGAAATCATAATGGCAATAAAAAAATACGAAAGATCACAAAAATTTTTAAATGAAATAGGTATTGCTAGAGGAGAGGGTAGAAGTTTTGCTGCTGCTGAAGTTAAACAAGATGCTAATAGTTTTGATAATCTAGTTGAAACTTTGTCACAAAATGAGTTAACAAGACTACAAGAACAAGGTAAAAAGTTAGGATTAGAAGCAGCACAAGATACTACGTTCGTTTATAAAACACTAGAAAGCGGCGTAGAAGTACCAGTCTTACCAAAAGTACCTGATTATTTAGGCAAAACAGGACAAGATACATTTGAAAAACAAATATATAAACTTTATGAATTCCAAGGCAAAAAAGATATATCAGCTAAAATTAAAGAATTTGCTGTTAGAGCAAAAATTGATGGTAGAACACCAGAAGAATTTAGAAATCAATCTATAGATTATCTTGATAATATTTTTGAAGCATATGAACCAAAGTTTAAAACCGTTATGCAAATACATGCTGGGGCTGAATTAAATAGATTTGAATATGATGTTATTAATTCTTACGAAAAAAAGAGAGCAATAGATAATACAAATAGTTTGAATGACATTCAATTTTCTAACTATAATGAA